ATCTAAGTTACGACACCGTTTTAAGGATGCGATCGTTTCTAGCGCGGCACGAAGTAGATAAGCAAGGTCAAGGATTCTCACCTAGCGAGACCGGTTATCCGTCTGCCGGCCGTATTGCTTGGGCGTTATGGGGCGGCGATCCGGGTAAAGTTTGGGCCGACAAAATAGTTAGAGATCAAGCCGGCGAGAATCCTTGAACTACGAACACTCTTAGAGTACTCTTAGATCTACGACACCTCTTTTAATTCTTTGACGCACCTCGACACGTTCGACACCCGCAAAGAAACGAGCAAGACAACTCGACACAAAAACCGACACTCTAAAAAAGGATAAAACATTATGAACAGTTTTCTAAACCAGCTCTCCGAGAAGAGAGTACAAAAAATGGATTTAATCGACGCGACACTCACACGCGCCGCAGACGAAGATCGCGACATTAGCGACGTCGAAGACGCGAACGTAAAAGCGTTAGCTCTCGAAATTGAAAAACTCGACGCACGAATCCAACAAGTCGCCGAAATTGAGACACGAAAACAAGCCGCAAACGAACTCGCAAAACGAGTAGAAGTTTCAACACCCGAGACACGCGAGGCCGGCGGCTGGAAAGTAACAAGCGAAGAACCGACGTATCACGCTCGCGGCGCTAACTCGTTTCTTCACGACGCGATCGCTTCCGAGTTTAATAACAATTACGAAGCAGGCGAAAGAATCAACCGCTATAACCGTGAGATCACACTTCAAAAGCGCGACGTCGGCACTGCCGCTTTCGCCGGTCTTGTAGTCCCGCAATACTTAATAGATCTCTACGCGAATCTTGCTCGCGCTGGACGTCCCGTAGCGGACATCTGCCGTAAGCACGTACTCCCGGCACAAGGAATGACGGTTAATATCTCGCGCGTTACTACGGGAACTGCCGTCGGTTTTCAAGCCGCCGAAAACGATACAGCTACCGAAACAAACATCGACGACACACTTCTAACCGTAAACGTGAACACTATTAGCGGTATGCAAGACGTCTCGAAGCAAGCGATCTTACGCGGAGCGAATATCGAAGACGTCGTACTATCGGATTTGATTAGTGCTTATAACACAAAATTAGATCTCGGTATTTTGAGCGGCTCGGGATCATCTGGAGAACCTACGGGACTCAACACGGCTTTAACTGCCGTCGTGACTTACACCGACGCGAGTCCTACAGTAAAAGAAATGTACCCGAAGATCGTAGACGGTATCCAGCGCGTACAATCGGCAGTTTTCGCCGGCCCGAGTCATATTATTATGCACCCGCGCCGACTCGGCTTCTTTTTAGCCGCCGTAGACGATCAAGGTCGCCCGCTCGTAGTGCCTAATGCAAATGGCCCGATGAACGCGACCGGTACGTTTAGCGGTCTTGGTTACGGTCAAAGCGGACAGTACTCGATGCTCGGTCTTCCGATTATCACCGACGCGAACGTAACAATTACGAACGGTTCGGGAGCTAACGAAGATCTTATTTATATCGTTAGCGCGGACGAACTTCACTTATGGGAAGCTCCGGGTATGCCGACGTATGTTCGCTTCGAGCAACCGGACGGTAAGGTCGCTATCCGAATCGTGCTATTCGGATTTTCGGCTTTCACGGCTGGAAGAAGGCCGCTAGCTGGTGCGATTATCGGCGGAACTGGATTAGTTACACCGACGTTTTAACTTTTATCTCCCGGAGATTTTTTTACTCCTTGCTCATCTCCGGGAGATAGTTAAACTAAATTTATGGTTTATAACTTTCAACAAAATTTGAAATATAATTTACTTCTTGAACGTGCCGGGTATGTTGCTCGCAACTTACCTAAACGCGTAGCGGAAGTAGATCGGGAATTAGCTCGGCTTGACGGTCTCCTTTCGACGGGCGATACTCGGCCGCAAGCCGAGCCGATCCCGGAAAGCGACGAAGTAGAAACCGTAGAACCGAAACGGAAACCGACTAAGAAGAAAGCGTAAAAAATGGCGATCTCAAACGGATATACGACGGTCGCTACTTTTCAAAGTTATACCGGTATGTCGTCGGTTACGGCAGACGAAACGGTAAACATAGAAAAAGCTATTGAGTCTGCTTCGAGATCTATAGACCGGATGACTAACCGCCGTTTTTATGCGGACTCGAGCGCGACCGCGCGACAATATCGCGCGACCGACTTCTATCGTCTTTTCGTGGATGATATCTCCAGCTTGACGGGACTAATAGTAAAAACTGATAGCGGCGGCGATTCAACTTTTGAAACTACTTTAACTCTCACTACGGATTATATTTTAGATCCGCTTAACGCTCCACAACTTGAGCGGCCTTTTACAATTATTACTCTCGTCGGTACGAGGTTATTCCCGTCGCCGGTTAATCTTCGTCCGGGAATCGAAGTAACGGCCAAATTCGGCTGGTATAACGGGATTCCGCCGGACGACATAGAAGAAGCTTGTCTTATCTTGTCTACTGATCTAGTTAAACGCGCTTCGAGTGTCGGCGGCGTCGTCGGTCTATCCGAACTAGGCGCTATCCGTATGAGTCCGTTAGGTCGCGACGTACAAGCTATGGTCAGGCCTTACCGTCGCGAAGTCGTCGCGTGATCCCGTCCGACGTTCGAGACGGCATAAAAACAGCCGTAAACATAACCGGCCTACGCGTCTACGACACCATCCCCGACGGCTTAGTCCCGCCGGCTTTAGTTATCGGTCAGATCTCTATCACTTGGGATTACGCATTTTCTCGCGGACTCGATAAAGGCTCAGTAGATCTAATTCTTATTACCGGACGGATGTCAGATCGCGCCGCTCAAGATTATTTAGACGGCTTTCTAGTCGCGTCTGGAGCTTCATCTATTAAAGCGAAGCTAGACGCCGCTCCGACGCTTCCTAAGGCGTCTGTAGCGACCGTAGCAAGCTCTACTTGCATCTCGGCTACTCCTGTATCGGTTAGTGTTAGTGGCGTTGAAATGCTCGCATATCGTTACACACTAGAACTATGGGGATAAATGTCTAAATATGAAATAATCTCATCACGTCTAAAAGCGTTTACAGTAGGTCAGATCGTAAACGACCAAGATCTCGCCGCCGCTGGAGTAGACGTAGGCAAGTCTCTTACGATCGCGTCTATAAAATTATCCGATGACACAAAGCCGGCGCGAAAGTATGCTAAAACTATTACAGACGAAACGGAGATATAAAATATGGCGACAGTAGTACAACTAGGAAAAGCGACCGTATTTACGGTAGGCGGCACAGATTTTAACGACCAGCTTCGAAGTCTTACGATGACTAAAAACGTCCCGGCTTTAGATTCAACTACGCTCGCTTCGACAAGTGTAGAAAACGCGGCCGGCTTGGAAAACTCGGAGACGACTTTTACTTTGCTCGGAAGTTTTTTAACTACTGAAGCGATTCAATTCGCTTTCGGCGATGTCGGTACTACTTCGGTTATTGTTTACGAACCGCTTGCGACCGCTCCGGGTGCTAGCTCGCCTAGATATACCCACACTGGGGGTTTTCTCTCGAGCGTACCGCTCGTAGTGTCGGTCGGGGAGCTTGTGGAAATTACGCTTACTTATACTGGCGGCGCAATCGTTCAAGCCGTCGCCTAATAGTGTTAAAAATAGTTTTAATCGTTGAAAGACGCGACGGCGAAAAAACGGAGTTACCCGTATATCCGCCGGCGATTATCGCTTTTGAGCGTTACGCGAAAATGGGAATCTCTACCGCGTTCAGTACGAACGACACAAAAATGGAACATCTTTATTATCTTGCATGGCTCGCGGAGCGCGACGGCGGTAACGTCGTTAAACCTTTCGATGAGTGGACTAAAACCGTCGCCGACGTTGAAATAAGTAACGATTTAAAAGTTTAACGCGTAACTCGTTTAGCGAATATATAGCCGAGATCGCGATCGAGACAGGCATCGCGCCTAACGAACTCATAAACACGTCTCCACTAGTTTTAGAGTTAATCTCAGAGGGACTAATCAGACGTAATAAAGAACGAAACGCGAAACGGAGATAAAACTTATGGCGACCGGGACGTTCGGCTTTCGAGCAGATTCACGCGACCCGATCAAAATAACCGGACTCTCAGAAGTACAGCGAAACCTACGGAAACTATCTACCGACGCGCTCGATCTAAATAAAACCGAATTTTTAGAAACAAATAAACAAGTCGCCGAAATAGTTATAAACGAAACTAAAAAATATGTACCGATACTTACCGGAGCTTTAGCGGCCGCAATACGAAACGCGTCTACAAAGAAAAGCGCGAAAGTTAAAGCCGGTAACGCCGCCGTACAGTATGCCGGCCCGATCCACTTCGGCTGGCCAGCTCGGAGCATAAAACCTAATACGTTTCTTTATGAAGCTATCGACGCGCGTAAAACAGAAGTCGCTAATCGTTACGCCGAATTAGTATCCGATCTAATTGTTAAATACGATCTAGGATAAAAATATGGCTAAACCGATTACCGTCTCAATAGTCGGCAACGCCGGCCCGCTTAAAAAAGCGGTAGGCGAAGCCGAATCGTCTTTAGATCGTTTATCTGGATCTTTCAAGAAAATAGGCATAGCAACGGCGGCCGGCTTTGCGGCCGTAGGCGCTGGAGCAGTCTTAGCGATCGGCAAAGCTTCGGATCTAAACGAAACTATCTCAAAAGTCGCGGTAGTTTTTGGCGACGCTAACAAGTCAATAGAAAAGTTTGCAAGCGACGCCGCGACTAATCTCGGACAGACTCGACAACAAGCCTTAGACGCTTCGGCTTCTTTTGGTATTTTCGGTAAAGCCGCCGGTCTTACCGGCGAAAAATTAGCTACGTTTTCTACAGATTTTACGGGACTAGCTTCGGATTTAGCGTCGTTTAATAATACGAGTCCGGAGCAAGCGATAAACGCGATCGGGGCGGCGCTTCGTGGAGAATCCGAACCGCTAAGAAGTTACGGAGTTCTTTTAAACGATGCCACACTTAAACAAGCGGCTTTAGAGCTTGGCATATTTAGCGGAAGCGGAGCGCTTACCGCTCAACAAAAGATCCTCGCCGCACAAAAGGTAATCTATGAGCAGACCGGAGACGCTCAAGGCGACTTCGCTCGAACTTCGGACGGTCTAGCCAATACGCAAAGAATTTTATCCGCACAACTTCAAAACGTAGTAACCGATATCGGTATGGCGTTACTACCGGTCGCGCTAAAACTAACAAGCGTTTTTGCGGACGTTTTAACGCCATCAGTAGCTTTTATAAACGAAAAGGTACTACCAGCACTAACGGAGCAACTAACTAAAGTCGGCACTTTTATAACCGAGACACTAGTCCCGGCTTTTCAAACTTATTTTCTGCCGATAATAAAAACCTTAGCGGAGTTCGTAGAAAAGAATTTAATCCCGGCGTTTTTCGCTTTCGTCGGCTTCATTAAAGATACTTTGATTCCGATAGTGCTATCTATCGCGATTCCGATCTTCGAGGGACTATCTAAAATTTTTACTATTCTCGCGACAAAGATCGACGAGAATCGCGAAACGATTATCAAGTACTTCAATTTTTTACAAGCCTTTTATACACTCATTAAAGAAAAGATAGCTCCCGTAGTCGGCGTCGTATTAAAAGTAGCTTTTGAAGTTTTAGCTAAAGCGATCGGGCCAGCGATCGACGTCATATTTTTATTCTTGGACGCTTTCGCAAGTATCGGAATCTTCTTAGTAAAAGTAGCTAATGGCGTACTCGGCACTATTGAGAGCATGGTAAACGGGATTATCGCCGGCGTTAATAAAGCGATAGACGTTTTAAATATGTTGCCGGGAGTAGACATAGGCAAAACGGGAGCGATAGATATTACTTTGCCGTCTATTAGCGCTCCGTCCAGCGGCGCGACTTCGGTTACTACTCCGACTCTTGCCGACCGTGTACCCGATCCCGTTTTTATTGCACCGACTACAGGGACGACACTCCCTACGCCGACCAGCTCAAGCGGCGGCGGCGGTAGAGATACGCCGACGTTCGTTACAGATCCGGCACAATTTACGCCGGCGTCTAACGCGTTTCAAGGTATTACTACGGTCGGTATCGCCGAACGGATCGCCGAAAGAGAAGCGGCCGCGACTACTGTAAATATCACAGTAAACACGGTTACGGCCGACGCTGGACTTCCTAACTTAATTGTCGAACAGCTCCAGCAATACAATTTAATTAGCGGCCCTGTAGACGTGAACATACGCGGCGCTTACTAACTTTTTATGGCGACGATCGTAACGGGCGGATCTTATGTACTTGAGATGGATACCGGTTTCGGCGACGGTTTCACGCTGGACGATTCACAGCAAGGATTACTAGACGGGACGACGTTCGTTCTAGACGGCGTAGACCAATTTTCGGAGATCACTACACAAGTTACAAGTATCCGCGCGTTTCGCGGTAAAAAAACTGTGACGGACTCGATCGCTCCCGGCATTATGTCAATAACGGCAATAGATCCGACTCGAGCGTTTGATCCGTTTAACGAAGCTTCGATCTATTACAACGAATTTGACGACACTCCCGGACTATCTCCGCTTAGGCAGATCCGTTTATCTCGTAACGGCGACTACATTTTTAAAGGCCGAGTAGTAACTTTCGCGTATGACTACGGGACAGCGCGTACTAAAAACTTGCCGACGGTCTCTATCACTTGCGCGGATGACTTATTTTTATTATCTAACACTTTTCTTAGCGCGTTTACACCTAGCGAAGAATTATCGTCCGAGCGAGTAACGACAATTCTTAATCGTCCCGAAGTCGCCTATCCAGCAGGGACTCGAGATATCGCTACAGGGACGACGACGCTCGGCGCGTACCCGATACCCGAAGGGACACCCGTCTTAACATATTTACGCGGGATCTCAGACGACGCCGAATCCGGTCGCGTCTATGTCTCTCGTACAGGCGACTTAACTTACGACGCTCGAATCGGAACTACTCTCGCCGGCGCGACCGTAATCTTTAGCGATGCTGGAGTTGATACGCCGTACTCGTCGCTCAGTATTGACTATTCCACCGATCAAGTTATAAACCGCGCAACCGTAGAGCGTGTCGGCGGTACAGCTCAGACAGACACCGACGCCGCTTCGATAGCTCTATATCAGATACAAGCCGTCTCGATCACAGGCTCGCTACTGTCCAGCGATGCACAAGCTTTAGAGTTTGCCGAATATCTTTTAGACGGGACTCCCGCGCCGCGCTTCTCAGACGTTTTAGTAAACTTTGCAAGCCTTACAACTAATCAAAAAAACGCCGTCGCTTTACTTGAGATCGGCGACACGATACAGATTACCCGGAGCTTCTCCAGCGGATCGCCGGCTTCGATCACTAGCGAGCTGGCCGTAGAGGGGATCGAGCATACGATAGATCCGTTTAGCGGTCATCGTATGCGAATCTTTACGAGTCCTACGAATCTCGTTTACGAGCTACTTTTGGACGACGCCGTCTACGGTACTCTAGATTCCTCAAACGTGCTAGGCGCGTAGGTTAGACTCCGATCATGGCAGTACGCGAAACGTTTACTTTCGGACAAGTTTTAACAAGCGCCGAAATGACGCTACTCGCTACGGCGATGATCGCAATAAACGCGCAAACCGGGACAACTTATACAACAGTATTAAGCGACGACGGAAAACTTATAACACTCGATAACGCGTCAAGTATTGCGGTAACAATTCCGCCGAACTCTAGCGTCGCCTACGGAATCGGTACACAGCTAAATTTTTTGGCGCTCGGAGTCGGCGTCGTAACAATAACGGCCGGCGCTGGAGTTACGATCCGATCGGACGGATCTAAATTAAAACTTAATGCACAGTACGCGGTAGCGACTTGTGTAAAAATTGCGTCCGATACTTGGGTAGCCGTCGGTAATTTGAAAGCGTAAGTAATGCAAATACTTAGCGGCGTACACTCCGGCGGATTACCGATCGGCTTCTTATGTATTGCGGGTGGCGGCGGCGGCGGAAAAGACGGTAGCGGCGGCGGCGGCGGCGCGGGCGGTCTTCGATGCTCAGTAGATCAGACCGGCGGACTCGGGACTTTAGAAACAATGTTTACGCCTACGCTTGGAGTTACTCTCACAATCACAATCGGCGCTGGCGGCGCTGGCGGGATTTACACATCAAGCGAAGCAGTAAACGGTTCAAACTCGAGCATTATCGGGACAGGCGTCTCTATAACTTCAACCGGCGGCGGAAAAGGCGGTACGGCCGCGTCAAGCGACGGCGGAAACGGCGGTAGCGGCGGCGGCGCGGGTGGTGGCGGTAGCGCTTTAAACGGTGGCACTCGTACAGCTTCACCCGTACAAGGATTTAACGGTGGTAGTAATAACGGGACTACTCCATTTTCGGGTGGCGGCGGCGGCGGAGCTGGAGCGGTCGGCGTAGACGGCGGAAACTCCGGACTACAACCGGACGGAGGAATCGGAATACAAACGACCATCGAAACAGGCGTAGCTACATATTACGCCGGCGGTGGCGGAGCTGGAAAACGCGGGTCAATACCAGCGGCCGGAGTCGGCGGACTCGGCGGTGGCGGAAACGGCTCAAACACTTCCGCGAACGGAATCGCCGGCACAGTAAACACCGGGTCGGGCGGCGGCTCGGGGAGTGAAGATGCTGGAAGCAACGGCGGAGCTGGCGGTAGCGGTCTAGTAATTATTAACGCCGGCATCGTCGCGGCGTCTACGACAGGCTCGCCGACGCTTACGGGTACGACGTACAAATTCACCGGCTCGGGATCTATAACTTTTTAATATGGCACACTTCGCAAAAATAGAAAACGGTCTAGTAACTTCCGTAATCGTCGTACACAATAACGAACTACTTTTGAACGGCGTCGAAACAGAATCTAAAGGTCGCGAGTTTTGCCGTAATCTTTTAGGCGGCGAATGGATTCAGACAAGCTATAGAAATATTTTTAGAAAACAATTTGCCGGCGTCGGTTATTCTTACGATGAAACTAGCGACGTGTTTATCGCGCCGAAGCCGTATCCGTCTTGGCTACTTAACGCGTCTCACGATTGGATTCCACCGACCGATTATCCGCTGGACGGTAAAATTTATGTATGGAACGAAGCTTCTCTAAATTGGATTATAGAAAACTAAAGTTTTTTATAATTCTGCCGGCGTTCGGCTTTTCGTTATTCCCGTTACCGGCTTCCGCTTGGCACAATACGCCGACAACTACTAGCAGTACTTCGACAAGTAGCACGACGACTATTCCGCAAGTTACGACAACACTCGAGCCGACTACAACTACGACAACGATCCAGCCGACTACTACGACATCCAGCACGACGACTACTACTAGCACTACTACTATTCCCGAAACTACGTCCAGCACTACGACAACAATTCTTAAAGAAGTTTTTAAAACGACGACGATCGCTAGCACTACGACGACAACTACTAGCAGTACAACTACAACTAGTACGACTAGCACGACTACAACTACTACGCCGCCGGCCACTACGACGACTCGAGTCGCGACACCCGAAACGAATCCGCCGGTCGGCCCGATGCCTACGATCCCGGCAACTACTCAAGATCCGACGACGACAACTATCAAAAGAGTTATAGATCTTTTGATAACTACAACATCACAAACGCCGACGACAAAACTTCAAGAAACGACGTCTAGCGTCGCGCCGCCGACAACAGTAGAAACGCCGACAACTACGACAACTATAAAAAAAACGGTCGCTATAACGTCTACAAGCGCTCCGACGCCTACAACTACACAAACCACACTAACTACGCCTACAAGCGCTCTAATAGCGTCTACGAGCACTCCAGCACCTACAACTACAGCACCTAGTACACCGATCGCCGAGCAGACTCCAATAGTCGCGACCGTTGCCGGCTTGTCTGTACCGATCACACTCGAAGCGCTGGCCACTATTAGCGAAACTCAACTAGATCAAACTTTTAGCGAACTAAACGACGCCGAACCGACACCGGAGCAAGCGGCCGAAATTATCGCAATTATTGAGCAATCTCCGCCGGCAGTAAAAACAAAATTCGAAGCAAAAGTAAACGTATATAGCGGCGCGTACGACGACTATCGTCCGGTCGGACAGAATACGACGGTACGCGAACGCCGGGCGCTTGTCGCTATTAGTGGCGTCTTTTCGTCGGTCGGTATGGCAGGATTAGCGGGTGGATCTAAACGGCGAAATTAAGGCTCTTAGCTGGACGTTGGCCGCTACCGCGATCACGTTATGGACGCTTTCGGGATCAACGCGCAAAGCCGGAATAGTTATTACTGTTATTACTCTAGTTATTTATATCGTCGCGACACTCTTACAAAAGGATAAATAAAAATGAATCAGACATACGACCAAAGCGCTAAAGGTGGCATACTCGGATTAGTCACCTATCTCGCTATGAAATATAAAGTAGATCCGACTCTCATCGCGATGTCTCTTCCGATGCTTTCGGCGCTTCTCGCTTGGGCTTCGACAAAGATCGGCGATCCAGCGATCGCGAGCTTCGTCGGACGTTCGGCTAAAGACGGCAAACCTTTAAACGCTCAAAAATGATACCGCTAAAGGTAGCGCGTCTAAAACAATTGTTCACCCGTTTTCTTCTAAGTTTGTTGCTTCTAGTTGAGTTACACGACGCGCAAGTCGCCCGTAGGTTATTAGCTTCGTATTTCTGCCCGCCATAAGCGAGCGGGACGATATGGTCTACGGCTGTCGCTAGGCCTGTGCATTTCGTTAGGCCGATCTTGCATCGGTAGCCGTCGCGCTGGAGTATCTGTAGCCGAGTTCGTTTCCATAGTGAATCGTTATAACGATATTTTTTACGCGGTACAGACATAAAGCAAGATTAGTTATCTTTATTCTTATCTTTAGGACATCGAGTAACGTCCCA